TTGCTTAGAGCCAAGACCCCTTTGGAAGTAGCTGAAAAGGAACTTATTGAGGCGCAACATTTAAAGATGCAGGGTGAGAGTGCTGTTGAATACGCTCAATCAATTGTCGGGTACAACGAGAAACGCATCCACAGGCTAAACAACATCATTGCTGAGTTAAGGGGTGAATACTATGACAGATGAAGATGAGGCATTCAACGAGATTGAGAAGCAGAGTATGTGGCGCAAACGTGCCGTACAAGCTGCAATATCCAAAAACCCACACCGCAATCAAGTCATTGAAGAAGTAGCCAAAGAAGTGGAGAAGCTAACTGGCTTTGGTAAAGATACGATTGATGGCTTGACTATTTACATCAGGAACATGAAATCATGAAAGAAAAGACAGAGCAGGGACGCTCAGTCAATCTGCGCCTCACCCAATCAGAGTACGCCGAGTATGTAAGGCTTGGCGGTGTTAAATGGATGCGTATGTTTTTGCAAATGAGCGCAGGGATTCAGAAAGAGATTAAGGAGGCAAAGAAATGAAACAGCACTTTTGTCCAGCAGAGCAATCAATGGTTGCATTTGAGAAAGAATGCAATTGGTGCGGTGAAAAAGAAGTCTTAGCACAGCCAGAAGAACACAACTTCTGTCCACGATGCGGTAAACGCACAAAAGACTTGACCACTATTCACACTTGCACACCACCACAGGATTAACGAATGAATAAGCCAAAGACTGTATTCGATTGGAAAGATGGCACTCCCTCAATCTGGACAAGGGACAAGGAGATGCGCCAGATAGCACAGGGTAGAGCATGGGGTCAGGCTGCACAAGCTAAAATTGGACTTCAAGAGAAGCAGCAAATTACCATCTATTCAAGGGCTAAACTTAGTAAATGATTCGTAAGATAAGAACCTTCTACGGCAAACAGAATGGTCAGCATGGAAGTAAGCAGACTACTGTAAACCAAGGCGTAGCATGGTTATGTGAGAAGTGCGGGGAGGTGATCTTCTTTGAACACCTTGTCCCCAAACACTTCTGCAAGCGTCAGATTAAGCCTGTAGTCCTTGGAGATACTGGGTCTTCCCTGCCACCTTAACAGCAGTCAATTCCTGCTTTTTGAGGTTATTAGGGTCATACGACACATGAACCCAACCAGAGTCGGGTATACCCTGTGTGTAGAATTCCAAGATTAACTGTGTATAGTCCAAATTGTCCATAATCCATTGGGCTAAATCAGCATTGGCGACACTAGGAATCTCAATGTCTGCCGCCATACCTTTACAGTGATCGCTGGTCTTAGACCCACCAACAGCCGCATTGGACTCAGGAGAGCGATAAGCAGAATTGACCTTTACACCCTTGCCGTAGTGGTCACGAACAGGCTGTAATACATTCTCGCAAAGCAGTCTCAGATTCTCTGTTGCTTCATCATCAGGGGTGTTGTCAAGCCCCATACGCAAAGCAGTTTCCGACTTACACATTTCATGTAGTGAAAAATTAGCACTTAATTGAGTCATTTCATTCCTTTCAGGGTTTGGTAGGCGGCATTGTAGGCATCGATACAGGCGTTGAGTTGTCTTGTGTTGGCATCTCCTTGGTCTGTGATGGCGACAAGAGATTTAGCAACCTCTCGGTCAAGTTCGGCGTTTGCTTGAACGCTATCTCCGCTGGCAACGGGGGCATCTGAGGCGGTGTGTACGGGGCAGACGGGGGCTTGGACAGGAATCCGCAACTTGAGAGTATCAGAATTGCGCTTTTGTTGAACAAGTTTTGCATCTTGGTTTGCCTTTTGAAGTTTTAAAGATTGGTTCTGAATAGCAGTTACAAGGATTTGCTCCTTTTCCCTTGCTTGAGCATTAAGTGAGGCAATCTCAAGTTGTTGACGAGCAATCTCATCATTTGACCCCTTGAGATAACCAGTACCAAATGAACTACCTATCGCCAGCAGGATGCCCAACAGCACCCAAGGATTAAACAAACTCATGGCTTTGGGGGTTCATCGTTGTCAATGGCTTCAGCCTTGGCACTCGCATTAGCTATCGCCTTGACTCCAGACCTACCAGCTACACCACCCAAAACACCAGTAATGAACACCATGATGGTGCTAATCTGCTGTGTGTACACCTTGTCAATCGCCGCCATACTGCCGTTCATTGGCTGTTGAACAAACGAAACTGAGTACAGAAACATACCCATAGAAGCCAACAGAATGCTCACCAAGACCACAATGACAAATGCCCATACTCTGACTTCAATCTCATCAGCAGTCAGGCGATTGTTAGGTTTATATCCAATGGTTGCCATTACTTCTTCTCCTTTTCAGGTGTTACTAAAAACTCAGGACAAGTACCAGATGCGGTACAGATTGGGGGTTTGCAATCAGGCTCATTCCAATTCAATGGGTCTTGGCACTTGTAGCGGTATCTGTCATCACAACCTGTCAGAAACAGAATTGTCAGAATTATTGCTAGGCTCTTTATCACGATTCTTCCTTTCAGAGTTCTCGACTTTGCGTCTTAGCTTCTCAACCTTCTCTATCTGTTGGTTAACCTGATGCCTTGCCTCTAGAGTTTCTAGCAGGATTATGCCCATGATCGGCAACAGCAATATTACGAGAACACAACAGGCAATCCACCCCACTACGCTCTCCCAATCTTGCTTATGAACGCTATCAGAAGCCACAAATATAGGAGGCAGAGGATAGTCACCATTAGATACGTTTGTTTTTCGGCTAGAAGACGCTCCTTTTGCTTTCGTTGCCATATTTCTGCATCCCGATTCTTCCTTGCTTTTGTTTGCTCTGACGCAATCACATCTCTCATGGCAAAAACTTCTGAATACAAAGCACCCATCTCAGGGGGCGATTGGTAGACCATGCACTCTCGTATCTGAACTACTAATCTCTCCATCTCTTGTTGTGCCAAAACCCTGTTCAGGGCTTCTTCCATCAAGTTCACATCATCAGCAAAAACTACAGTCCTAGCCTTTTCTTCCGCTTCCCTTATGTGTTCTTCAAGCATTGATTGCAGCTTAAAGAACTCACTCAAGTTTTTTACGATTTCTGTTTTGACCTGAGTTTCATCAACAGCGACATACTCAGACTTCTTAGCCTTTGCCACAGACTTTGCAGTTTCAGGCTTGGGACTACCGCCAAATAGTTTACGCAGTGAACCCCAAAATCCTTTGACCTCTTTGCCAATAGCGACAACTTCATTAGCAGTGTTTCTGATTTCGACAAAAGACTCTTTAGCTTGCTTATAGAGGTCACAGCCAGCTTGGATGTTTTTGACCAAGCCAGCCGCAAGAAGACAAATACTGATTGGATCAATTTCAGTCTCCTATTGGGTTAAGAAGTTCTGTAACCCTGTTGTTGCAGGAGCAGTTAACAAGCCGCCAGATGTTCTAGCAACACGATTGCCAATAGTTTGCAATCTTTGTTGAAGTATTGCCATACCACTCTGGTCACGCAAAGCATTTGATACTAAAGCAGGGTCTTCAGAAACCAATACCCTAGCTACTTGTTGTCTTTGCTCTGGACTCAAATTAGGTGCATTCTTTTGCACGATCTTTGATACCACTCGCATGGTTGTGAAAGCGTCACCAGAGAATACTGATGCAACTTCTTCAGGTGAAATTTTCATACCAATTTTCTGAGACTCCATCAAGGTTTCAGCAGTTGGAGAACTGCCTAAAACCTTACCTGACGCTTTTTGAGATTGTGATGCAACCCTAGCCAGCTTGAGAATGTCATCAACTTTGTCTTGAGGATAAATAATCCTCAAAATCTGACCTTCTTTAGCTTCAGCACTTTCCAAGTTAGCCATCATGGATGTTCTGCCGCCCATACTCATCTTGTTGCGTAACTGAGCCATGATGCCAGCACGATAAGCTGAAACAGATTCGGGGCTTGAAGAAACCAGTTTTTCAAACTCAATTTGCACTTGATCTGGACTCTTGCCAAAGGCTAACTTCCCATCATTAAATGCTCTAGAAGTTACCTTATCACTTGCGGCTTGTGATCTTGCCTCACCTACCGCTGGAGCAGACTTATCAATCAAGCCTCTTAATGTTGCTTCATAGGGCTGAAGTTCTTTTGCAATGTCGCCTTCACCGCTAGTATATTTTCTGTTTATATCAGCTTTAAGACCACGCCTAGCAATCTCCATGTCCCTAATTGTTGGCGGTCTGATGAATGTCACTTCACCAGCGTCATTCATTGTGAAGAATGGCTTTGTCTTTAATTGTGCTTGAGATAATTTGTTAATCAACTCATAGGCACTAGGTGAGCGTTGCATCGCATCTGTTAAAGAGTTCAGCATTTCCTCAGTAATAACACCACCTTCATCGTATGCCTTGTTATAAAGTGCATTCCTAGCGGTTGTTCTTTCTACTTCAGATTGTGCAAACTTTTTTAATACGTTAGGTTCTGTACCAGCACTTAACTCTTTTGATATTTCTTCAACTGTCTTATTGCGTAAAGTAGTTGGTCTATTTGTTAAAGCCTCTCGGATAGTCCTAGAAGCATCACCACCACCAGAAGCATAGGCTCTAACAATTCCCAAGATGTTGGGGTTTTCAGCCATGATTTCACCGCTTGCAATCTTAGAGACAATCTCATCAGGCTCAAGTCCAGTTTGTTGTTGAATGCGTTGGACTTCAGTCTCAACAATCTTTGCACCACGATCACCAAGTTTTCTGCGGGTGAAGTCAATCATTGGGTCAAGAACTACATTACCCAAGCCTTTCATGCCAAGGTATGTTGTTGGTGCTACTACAGCACCTGTAGCTGCACCTATAGTACCCCCGACTAATCTCTCATAAGCATCACCTTCAGCACCGCCAGCACCTGTTGCTGCTCCTTGTGCAGCGCCTACACCAGCAACCCTAGCTAATGATGGAAATAGTGATTGAGTTGTTGCAGAAGTGCTACCACCACCAGTAAGGTAGGACATGGCAATATTTATTGGGATTGATGCGCCAGCCTCTATAAGACCAGACTCAACTGGTCTGGACTTCTCGTAATCCTTTAACTTTGCCCTAACATCTTTAAGTGCTGTATCGTAGTTTTCACCACCTACAGAACGTAAGTATGCTTCTGCCTCATCAGCAAACTTGAATGTTGTACCTTGCAAAGCACTACGCAACTTTTGTGTCTCAGGTTCTTGTTGCTGACCCATGACAGTAGGAGAGAATTGATTTGCAGTGCTTTCAAACTGGTCAATGTCTGCATCTGTATAGCCAGCAGCTTTAGCCTTTTCACGATCAATTTTAATACCAGCCATGATTACCTCTTTCCACCAGTTAAGTTTTGAGGATTAGTGTTTGGTGTTTGCATTATGAACTCATTCATTGGCGGTCTGATTAACCCTTGATATGGATTCAAAATATCGTCTTCAGTACCGCCCAATGTTTTATTTTTATTCACATATTGTTTACGATAAACATTAAGTTGTCCTTCTCTATTTTTGACAATTTCATTTGCTATCTTCTCCAAATCTTTGCGTTGTGTAGGAGTAAAACTACCGCCATTTAATACACCTTGAACAAGCAATTTAAATCTTTCAGGAATAGCTGGATTTCCAGTAATTGACTTTTTATCTCCCTCTTGAACCGCACCAGATGGGTCATACATTTTGGCAATGTTGTACAAGAGTGCGCCATCAGCCGTTGGGTTTCCAGCATTAGCCATTGCAACTGCCGATTGAACAGACTTGAATCTATTAGCAACTTCAACATCTCCACCCTTGTTCAAGAAGCCTTCCCATTTAGTCATTACATCAAGACTTGCTTTTGCAGTAGCAGTTGGGTCTTTGAGATTAACTTCTAATTTCGGGGCTTTAGCCACAGACTCAGCTTCAACTCGCTTGTTAACAGCGGATCGTTGTACTTGAGTTAATTGAGAAAATGGCTTATTGAATAATTCCGCTGAATAGCGTTCTGCTTCAGCACCGAATGATGGAGTTTTTGGCTCTAATTTGCCTAAAGATTCATCTAGTTTATTGACAAATTTGTCAGTTTGTTCCTCGTTATAAACACCAGCATTAAAACTAGTTGAAAATTGCTTTGCGCTATTTTTAATCCAATCTGGAGCATTTGGGTCATCAATGAATCTTTGGAATGGGTTAACTTCAACAGCACCACCAGCACCAATCTTACGCAAAGCAGGAATAACATTAGCTTGCTCAGTAATTAGCGCACGACCTTGAGGGAATGAAAGCAATTGAGCCTTGATTTGTTCATTGATAGTGCCATCAGGGTTCTTGAGTTGAGCAAACAACTCATTAGCCATGTTGGTTAGACCTTGCGTCCGCATACCCTGACCACGTTGAGTAAGGTAATCAGTCAATTTATAACCCTGCAACTGCTGCGCTTGAGCCTGCTCCTTTGCCTTCATCATCTCATTGCGTAAAAGGTAAGCAGTTTGTGGGTCATTACCACGCAACGATGCTTCAATAGCTGGCGCAAAGGAATCAGGGTTAGATGGGTCAATCATCCCAAGGATTTGCTGCCGTTGTGAAATCATCTTCAACTGAGGGTCTTCACCACCCAAAGCACCGCCAATAGCACCACCTAGCTGTTGACCAGCACGAAAAGTCCCATAGTTAGCCCTAGCCATTGGGTCAAGATTGGCAAACTGAATGGCTTGCGCTTGTTGTGCTTGACGTTGAGACTGTTGGTACTGTTCAGGAGTAGTAAACAAACCGAGAATGTCTGAGGTTGCCATTATTTATTCCTTAGATTTGTTGTCCATCAAATGAAAATGCAGATGCAGATGGCTGTTGTCTATAGTATCCACCTTGAGCCGCCAAAAGATCATTCTGCGCTCCTGTCATGCCACTAGGTTGACCAAATCCACTAAAAAAGTTCTCAAAGCCAGTTCTTAACTGTGGACTACTAGCCGCACCCTGCAATAAACCGCCTAATGGACTATATCCAGCGCCAGCTTGTTGCGCTCTAGCGGCACTAACACCACCTTGCAACAATGACTGACCAACGTTAGCACCAGCAGTAGCGGCTCTACCACCCAACTGTGCGCCAATATCCAAAGGCTGTTGTCCAAGTGACTCAATGGTTTGACCAGCACCCAAATAGGTTGTAAATGGATTCAATGCGCCTACCTGACCAGCTTGATACTGACCTAACAACTGGCTTCCTGTTCCAAACAATCCTGTACCAAATGCAACATTCTGTTGACCAGCTTGCTGTGCTTGTGCCGCTAACTGTAAGTCTTGTTGCGCTAATGCGTTGTAGTACGCTTCCATCTCAGGTGTAGTAGCACCCAAGCCGCCAGCACCACTTGGGCGCATACCTGTAGCACCTACCGATAGACCGCTACGACCTTGTTGGAACAACTGGTTCTGCAACTGAGCCATCTGACGCTCACGGCTAGGAGCAAGCAAATCCTGTTGCTGTTGAATGTATTTAGCCGCAACCTGTTCAGGACTCTGTGCAAGGTACTGCTGACCCAAGCCAAACAGACCTGTAGCCGCAGTCTGCAAAGGAGCATACTGTTGTTGAGCCTGTTCTGCTTGAGTTAAAGCCCCACCAGTAAGACCCATCAAACGATCTTGATAGGCTTTTAGTTCAGGGCTTACTGTATAACCAGCACCAGACAAATAACCACTAGGGTCAAATTGGAAGTTGGATGTGCCGTAACGTGTAGTAATTCCTACAGGGCGAAACTTAGCCGCTTCAGCCGCTTGCCTAGCCGCATCACGTTGAGCCGCCGCAGACTGATTTGCCGCATACTCTGTGGCAGATGCTTGTTCTTGCGCCCCTAAAAATCCTAATGCCCCGCCTATAATTGCACCGAATGGCATATTATTCTCCTTTAATTAAAATCTCATCCACTTTAGACGGGTCTTTTTCGTCTGTGGCATGAATACAAAACCAAACACAATCAGTTATTGCTTTAACCCCATGAATCAATCCTGCCTTAATCTCTAAACAAGCAGGAGCATTCACAATATCAATCTCATTACCACGCAACACAGCAACCTTACCTTCAGCCAAGATAGACAAATGACTGAAGTTATGGGTGTGTTTTAAGATGGCTACACCAGCAGGAAACCTAGCTTCCTTGGCATACAGTCCATCAGAAAAGTGGTGAGTAATTTCAGGTTGGGTCATGGTGTTTACTAAAAGATTATTTTTATGCTAGAAGTTACTCATCCGCTGGCAATGGTGTATTGCCCTCTGCAAGCCACTTTAGGTAGGCTTGGTAGTCTGTGTTGTCGGGGTCAAACGGAATGTTTGCGTTATCCAGCAACCTAAGAACAGCATTTTGATCTATGATTTTGTACATTGCTTATAACTCCGCATCTGCTGTTGAATGACTTGTAATTATGCGTGTTGCAGTTCCACCACCATTGTTCAAAGCAATATAACTACCAGTACCCGCGCTATTTATGACTACGGCTATATTCCCAATTGAGTTGTCTGTTGCATTACCTGTTGCTCCTGTGCCCGGAGCATAAAACACAACTGTTGGGATCGCTCTCATTGAAACTGGTAACACAGTAATTACCCTAATGTTTGTGCTAACAAGTTGTTCAACTCTATTTCCCGCAGTAGTTACTGTTGCAGGATTAACGCCTTGGTCATAAGTTTTAAAGAAATATCTCTGACACAAAGCCAACTCAGTCCCATAAGGTCTGTAATCAAAGCTAGTCGCTGTTGAGCCTTTTTCTAGCTGTACGTTTGTAATATAAAGAAAATCACCAGCCGTTGTATCGGTTACATCTGACCAAATAAATACAATGATGTTTGATGTTGATGCTGTGTCTACATTTGCTGTGA